TCTCAAACAGGTTGAAACACCTCTCAATACCCTGTTCTTTTCCGAGTTCAATCAGAATCTTCTTCAGCGTGGTATCCGTCAGGCGTTTAAGAATAAGACTGGTATTGCCATAGATCGTCAGAACCCCGACGACCTATACACTATGATGCGCGTTGTATTTATTAACAACGCAGGTGATCACCATGCACGTGTAAATGAACAGGTTAAGGTCATGAATACTCGGGTCATCGAAGCTGCCCTTGGTCAAATCCAAACCGGTGTGTCTCAATATATGGCTTATGTCCAAGACATTGATACAATTGCCGTACCCCTCGACCAACCCATGAACACAAGCACAGTTGGTAAAAAACTCCCCAAGAATATGAAGATTGGAATCAATTAAAGTTTTGATTATATACATTTATAAGATGAGTTTAAACTTCTACAAAGACGAAACGGAAAAAGTGTGTAAATCTAAAGGTTGGGATCGCGCTGCTGTTGACACCGTATGGCTTCTTCTGACAGAAGAGTTTGGTGAACTGGCTTCAGCCATTCGCCAGTACAAGAAGACCTATAAGAAGACGGGTCTCAAAAAGGAGAGGGGTACAGATGTGATGATGGAAATGGGGGATGTATTTAGTTACCTCTTCCAGTTAGCACATATGTTAAATGTAGACTTGGACAAGATGTGGGAGGAACATAAATGTAAAATGAAAACCAAGAAATATAATCTGAAGTAACAGTAACTATGATGCTTACAGACGAAGAAGCAATTAATAAGATCAACCCTTTTGTCAGACACGGTGAGGTATCTCTTCCAGGAAGTGTAAGACAAAGTGGTGGATTTGATGATTTTACTGAGTTTAGGAAGGAACCCGGAATTGAAGATCCCAAGAAAAGTGTATACTGTGACTTCTGTCTATGTGAACATTCTGTTGGATCATGCTCTTTATCCAGACCTCTTCACCCAAGAAGGAATATTGACATGGGTTTCGTCAAGAAGAAAAAGAATATCATTGAAAAGGTTAAAGTTGGTGTTTCCAATCACCCCGAGTTTTCTATGATTGGTGGTGGTCTTATTCTTACCGCTATTCTCACGATGATATATTACGCAAGACGTTAAAGAAATACTCTAACCTGGATTCATCTTCACATCGTTGAATGAGATCGGCGAGTGTGTCTACACAAAACTTTTTAATAAATTCCCTCTGCCAAGCACTTTTAGTATTTATCCAAGGTGGTTGAAACGTGGGGTCTAGAATCTTAGAAGCGTAGGCTGTGCGAATGCATGTATGAATAGTCTGTTTATCAGCTACGATATTTTGAAGTGCAAGTTCAGCCATCTTTTGACGAACTTCGATGGTCTTCTCACACATCGTATCCAGAAACTTCTCATATGGAATAGACTGTGTTTGTGACCTCAGATATGTCCAATCCGCCAGAGGTTTTGTATGAATATAATCCACGTAAGTCGCATATCCTTTCCCCTTTACAAAACGCTCATATCTAATAGCGACGTAATCCAAATCCGAATCAACGTCGTAAACGGCTTTTGCCGATTCGAGAAAGGAGGACATTTAGATTACCTAAGTCGCTCTCTTTTAAGTATAAAACAAGATAAAGACGAAGGGCTTTAAATAAAAGAGATGTATTCGGCTATAGCCAACAACAGTTTTTCATACCTTCTAACTCTTGATGAGTTTAGGAAGGGTTTTCCCGATGAGACAAGACCTTCATGGATAAAGATTACTACGATCACTATGGTATCAAGCTTTATTCAGGAAATTGATATCAAAAAACTTCGTTCCATTTTTGAGAACTTAGAGTCTTTCAAATTGAAGCGCTCCGGTACCAAGGGTGATGGTGGATTTGAGTGGAAGTTGAAGCCTACAACATTCTACAATCAGGTTACTCTCACCTATCACGACTCGTACAGTACCAAGTCTGTGAAGGTTTTTCCAAACGGCTCTATTCAGGTAGCTGGATGCTGTGACCTCTTTGACTGTAAGAGGATCATCACCCAGCTCACCTACATCTTCAAGACCTTCTTGGGAATGGAGTCCAAAGTCCCTGTTGACTCTTTCAGGGTTGTCATGATCAACTCAAATTTCAGTCTCAATTATGATATCAACCTCATGAAGGTGGCACAACACTTTGAGAATCACCCAGAAATATTTAAGGTTTCTTTTGAACCTGACAGATACAGCGCTGTCAAAATCAAATTTCGTCCAGCTCAAGATATGAAAGAGATTACCACGAGTATCTTTTCAACTGGTAAAATTATCATTACAGGCGCTGAGACCCTCAAGGAAATTGCTTTTGGTTACAACATCATCAACCAGCATATCAATGAAGAGCCCACCATTCGTGTAAAACCCACAATCGAGAAAGATGTTTTTGATGTGTTCCTTGGTCATAGATGTGAACCAATGGTTGAAGATTTAAAGAATAAGGGATTCAAATCCTGGATTCAGACAATTACAAACAGGCAAATTAATTTCTAACGATACATTAATACAGAATGTCGCAAAGACTTGGAATGGCCGATGGAAGGTGTTTCACCATACACTCTTCAGCCCAGCTTACTAACAACTATCTCATGGAGCAGAACGGTATTAGCTTCGAGGACAACTATTCGTTCCGCAAGGAGATGCAGAAGCAGGGACCTGAGTTTCTCAACAAGCTCACAGAGAAGTCCCGTGATAAGTGTGATCAGTGCCACCCTTACACCAACATGTCTAAAACTTATTAGGTGTGATAAATTTTAATAAAAACTTTAGAATTATACTATAGAATGCCAGAATGTGCAATATGTCTCGGCGAGGTAAGGTCAACAAGGGCCAACACACCCATCCGTTGTGGACATATTTTTCATTCCCACTGTATACAAAAGTGGAAGGATGAAGGTAAGAACACTTGCCCAACTTGTAGAAAAGTTTTTGATGTTTCACAATTTAAAGTTACATTGACAGTTCAGAACAATTACACAGCGGAGTCTAACACTGTGTCATTGGAGAGTGAAGCTATCTTCAATATTATGGATATTTTTGATATGTCATTTGATGTTGAAAATACAGTAGATTTAGACAGTCTTCTTGCGGACCTTGGGGTGAGTCTTACCGACCTTGATGCCCTTGTCCTTGACACAGAAGGATGAGCAGTACTTCTCATAGTTTAGACCAGGGTAGTTTTTATCAGCCTTTCGGGGATCTCCGATAGATTTACCAGATGCATCAGTCAGAAGTGGACCAGTAGCCCACCCCCTCTTGTGACTGAATACATTAGCTCTGAATGCAATACGCTTGGTAGGAGCAAACTTTCCACCCTTCTTTACCCGAGAAACGGGAATCTTAAAGAACTTAGCTACAGACTCTTGAGTGTCCCCAGGTTTGATACGATACTCTATGACTCCATGTTGAACATAGAAGTGGAAATCTCCCTGACGAATATAGTTTGTGGGTCTTCCAGGACAGACGAACATCATTACTTTGTAGTACCCCTTCTTACATTTTTCATTCGCCTTCGCAGCATATATCTTAGTTGGGTTATCTGAAATAACGCGCTTTGGAAGTCCGGTGCAGTGGGTATAGTTATGATTTCCATTTGAAAGACCAGACCGATCTCCAGGAATGGATTTTTGCCATCTATACGCCTGATAGTCTCCTACCGCATATGCGTAACAGTTGTTGTTACCCACACCAGTAGACGTACCCCAACGCTTATTGGTATATTTCCTTTCCGAACCACTCAAAGGTAGGTTCTTCATTTATATTGTTACAGAAAAAAATATCCGTATCTAATAAATGTTTAAGGAAATCGTCAAGGCTGAAAATAAGTCCGATATGCTCACCGAGCTTCTCGTGTTCGTTCTCAATGTTCTCATTGCGACCTTCATCCTCCGCGTCGCGTGGAACAGGGCTCTCGTCCCCCACATCTCCGCCCTCAAGCCCATCAAGACCATGCTTGATGCTTTCTTCCTCGCCCTGTCCATCAACATCCTCAAGGGTGTTTAAAACTCTTGGTAACCAACAGTCTTTTCACCATTAGGATCAATAGTGGTTGGGAAGGCATCCATTCCTGAACAACCACCTTTATCACAATCAATAAATTCGTAAGGCTTACCAGCCTTCTTCATGTAGTCTAACTGCTTACGAGTCCATCCACAACCCATGGTCCCGTAAATAGTCCATTTCTCACCGTTGGAGGTGACGTGATGCTTACCCGTCTGTGTCAGCAGGTAAATGTTCACAATGATGAGAAGTGCGAGAAGCCACATAGTTTATTATACATAAATATTATTCTTCCGAAGAGAAGGCGAGTAAATTAATAATGTCTGTGAAATAATCAACAGATGCATCTATGAAATCACCGTTGTAATTCCTCTGTAAAATCTGATTTGTATCATAAAGAACAAATAGACCAAAAATAAGAATACCTATTTTAGTGAGATTCTTGTCACCAGGTCTGAACAGACGTGCGATGAGAAGAGCTAATAGGGCAAAAAATAAAACAGTGCCCATGGTTCTAAGATTGAGACCAAGTTGAACCGAGATGAATCCCGCAATAATCATGGAAATGAATATAGCAACCGCTTCTAAAAGTGCTTCGCGTAAGTCTCTAACACGATGATATAACAACCCAGTAATGAGAGAAACAGCAGTAAATAGAATAAACTTGCTCTTGATACCAAGGTTAGCAAGTATAAGTGTTAACATCAAAGCTATACTGGATATAATGAGAAGAAGACGGTTCTTCTCAGTAAACTCCGAAACTTCACTATTTTTTAGTGCCGCCTCTACCCCTTGATATACCATAAAACCCTGAAAAATAAGATGACCAATTACGGTTGCCATAAAAGGTAACTTATCTTTGTTCATTTATAATACTCATATAAATTATTTACAAATTTTAGTTTTGAGCATATTGCGTTCATTATTTGTCAGACTGTTCACGTAGTTGTTTATCTTTTTGGTATTGACCTTGGGTGTGGGGGTCTTAGCCCGAGCCCTCTTTTCCCTCTCAGCCTTGTTCTTAGCCAGAGCCGTCTCGTATGCACCCTTTCTCACATACTCACGCTTCTTACCCTTTACGTCAACGAACGAGTACCGCGCATCACGCCCAAGTTGTATCTGACGATTGATCTTTGCTTGCATCTTGTCACCGTAAGCTTTCAAGTTCTTTTGCTTAGCCTCATGATACGCGGACTTACTTTCAAATTCCTGCTTCTTACCGTTTACGTCAACGAAAGACCTCCAGTACTCGTTCTTCTTGGCCTTGGGTGTGGGGGTCTTGGCTTTGGTCTTTTCTCTCTCAGCCTTGTTCTTAGCCAAAGCCCTATCGTATGCAAACTTCCTGACAAATTCACGCTTCTTACCCTTTAAGTTGACGAAAGAGAACTTCTCCTTGAGACGAACGGGTGTGGGGGTCTTACCCTTGGTAGCCTTGATGGCTTGAATCCTAGCATTTAACTTGGTCGCAGCCTTCTTCCTCCCACTTTCAATCTTCCTTGCATATTCCATCATATTGGAAGGGGACATCACAGCATAAGGTGCGTTAGCCTTGGGGCTTGGACTGGCTGTTTGAATCTCGGGGACTGGGTTAGGACGTGCAACACCAGGTCTCCTCATAGGTGGTTTGGGTTTGGGCTTAGCAAGTACAGCTGCAGCCCTCTTAATCGCACTGTTCATCTTCTTCTTCCTTTCCGTGGTTGAGAGTTTGGGGCTGGGAGTCTTAGCCTTGGGAGTCTTAGCCTTAGGAGGAGTCTTAGGCTTAGGCTTGGGCTTAGGAGCGATCAATTTGAGAGCCTCTGAGAGAGTCTTTGGTCTATTCGTTGATTTCTCATCAGTTAAGAATGGATGCGTCAAAATAGTCTTGAATGTGGGGAGGTTTGCTCGGAGGGCGACGTGGTAATCTGAGAGTAGATATCCCTGGCTGGTGAATTTTCCGTTAAACTCGAGGAACTCTTTATTCGGTATAAGCTCTTCGATGAAATTTTTAATAGCTCGCTCCTTAGCATTTTCTGGTTGTCTCACCTTAACATAAATCACATACAAAAACCTATGAATATCGTAGTAAATCGTACCTGGACCTTGTCCATGTCCGTATATACCCGCACCCTCATATCCACCATCAGCCGTTTCTGGGTTTGGCATACGCCTGGACCAGTATGATAAACCAAAATCAATGATATGCGCTTCTACACCAGCGTTCGTACGCTTATACTTTTTGATATCAGGTGAACCGAGACGACTCCTAAAAGATCCACCCGGGTCGTTTCGAATTACTTTACGACCGAGGTCAACGTCCCATGTGTATTGGGTCTTGAGAGCATCTGGATTAACCATCACATTACCTCCATGTAAATCGCGGTGACGGAAGTCTGGAAATTTTTGGTTAATTCGGTAGAGATTATCAAAAACCTGTACGATTACAGACTTTATCGCATCAAGAGATGGCTTGGTTTGCCACCACGAA